TTATTATTAAAAAATAAATTTCCTGATTTGGATATATCAAGGCAGTATATTCACGACCTAATAAGAGACAATAACATTACGCGAAAGAGAGCAACATTCGAACACTTTCCATTAACGTATAGAGGAGAACCAAGAGATGAAAAAGCAGAATTAAAAGCATTCTTTAAAGAAATAAAAAAATTTAGTTTAGATAATATTATTTCTATTGATGAAACATCTGTAAGCACATCATTAGGTTTTAATTATTGTAGAAATGACTTGGGTAAAAGATGTATAATTAAAACTGATGATAATGCTGTATTTACTAAGTATTCATTAGTCGTAGCAATAACCAATAATAAATGTATTGGTTATACATTATATCAAAAAGGCTCAGTTAATTCAGATAGGTTTAATGAATTTATTCAAGATATATGTGATAATGTAAAGAATAAATTAATAATATTAGATAACGGTCAGATTCATAAAAAGGAATCAACAAGAAAAATAATAAAAGATAGTGAGAATTTTTTATTATATACGTGTCCTTATCCTCCAAGATTGAATGCAATCGAAAATTTTTTTAATCAAATGAAACATTACTTAAAATTATATAAATCTAAAAATTATAATGAATTAACTTTGAATTTGAAGAAGTCTATAAAAAATATTAAGAAAGACCATTATAAAAATTATTTTATTTATGCTTACAACAAAGATTATTATAAAAATAAACAAACAACTAAAAAATCATCAAAACACAGAAAACCTAAAATTTATAAAGATTAAAAACCTGCATTTAAAATACGCACCGCTCTAAAATAAATTTCATTATGAATTTCATTAACAATGATTGTTTTATCAGACTGGAAAATTTGCTTAGAGCAATAGAAATAAGAAATCTTATCAGATTGAAAATAATCAGATATAAATTTAACAACATTTCCAATATCTAATTTTTCATCAAATTCAAAAAAAATTGTTTTCTATTATAATAATTAATTTTTTCAAATTTTAAATTATCTAGATTAAGATAATGGGAATTGAAAAATTCTTTTCGACTGTTAATCGAAACTTTCAAGTGGTATCAACGATAGATCTTGATAATTTATCGTCTAAATCAGATTTAATACATTCAAAATATTTATTCATAGATTTTAACTCTATTATTCATAATGTTTCTAGTAAATTGATTGGAGAATTAAATCAATCTCGCAGTTCATCAAAATCTACATACTCTCATGTAAAATTAGAGGATTTGGATTATTTAATCATTAGAGAGGTTAATTTATTCATTATCAAGTTACTAGAAAAAATAGATTTGGAATCTCTTGATTTAGTCTATGCTGCTCTAGATGGAGTTCCTACTTTTGCTAAAATATTAGAACAAAAAAAAAGAAGATTTATTGGTGATTTTATTGACAAGTTATTATCAAAATATTCCCTTCCATTTACTTGGAGCAAAAATAATATCAGTCCAGGAACTGTATTTATGGATAAAATTAATAAATACTTGAATAATATTAAACAAATTACAAAAAATAAATTAGTTAAAAAGGAGGATTTAGTTCTCAAACCAAACGATTATGAATTTTTTAGTAAAGTGAAAAAATTTGACTATTCAGATACAAATATTGAGGGTGAAGGTGAGATGAAAATTTATGATTATATTAATATGTTGCAACCTAAAAAAAATGAGTCTATTTTATTTTATAGTCCAGATGCTGATGTCATTTTATTAAGCATAGTTTCTAAAAATTCTAACAATATTAACATTTTAAAATATGACCAAAATGTGGACCAATTATATTTGATTAATATTGAATCATTAAAACAATCAATATATTCTTATTGTTTAGATAGGATAGATGGTTCAGATTATCAAGAGTTAAATATTAAAAGACTTTGTAAAGATATAGTTTTTATTTTTACTACATTTGGTAATGATTTTTTACCTAGATGCGAATCGATACAAACCAATTTAGATTTTCTTTTTTTAATAGATATTTATTTAATCAACCTAATAAATCATGGGCATTTAATATCAGATGGTGAAATAATTAACAAATCATTTTTTGGATATTTAAGTTTATTAGCAGTTCATGAAAAGAGAATGTTATTTAGAAATAGCTACCTCAATATTTATCATAACTACAATTATGCAAATCAAAAGAACTTTTTAATAGATTTAGCTAAATTGAAAAATACTTCGGATTTATCAACAAAAAATTTCGGCGATCCATTTTATAATTTCCATAATAATTTGCTATTTTATATAGATCCATTTAAAATAAAAGATTTAATTCTAAAATATAAAAATCCAAAATCTAACTATCATGGTTGTTTGGAATTTTATTTGTTAGATAGAAACTCAGCAATTGAAGTTGTTAAAGAATCTTTAAATTCTATTCTCCCAATTAATTCATTAGTTAGTATAGATTTATCAGATATTAACGAATCATCTAATTATGAACAACTTAGATTAACTAAATTTAATTCAAAACAAAAAAAACATATCATAAATATGAAAGATTTGAGTCCAAGAGATAAAGAGATTTATTTAATCAATAATAAATTAGACAAATATCATAGTCTATTTAATCCTATTAATGAATTTTATTCAAATATAATTAGAACAAGAAAAATAGATGAATCACATTATTATAAAAAATATTTTAATCAGGATGATAGAAAGCAAGTTGTAAATGCGTATCTAAAAGGATTCAAATGGGTGTTTAATTATTATTTTAAAAGATCGAATAATCAAACAAATATAGATGAAACTTGGTATTATCCTTATTTCAAATCACCTTTATTTGATACAATGATTAAATTTTATTGCACTTCGGTGGTTGATTATAACCCTAAAGGTAAAAAATTGGATCTTAATCCCATCGAACAATTATTATATATAACTCCAATTGGACAAGAAAATTTAGCAAATCCAGAATTCTATTTATTATTTACAGAGTACGTTAAAAACACTGGTTTTAACTTAGAAAAAAAAGATAAGCTTACATCGCATTCAAATAGTATATTTAAAGATGAAGAATTAGTAAAAAAAATAAAATTCTTTATTGAAAAACATCCACAATATTTTTATAATTTGGATGAAATTTATTATTCAGTTAATACCGGTAGTTTAAAGAAAAATCTTTTTGATTGTTCAAACTCGGTATTTGTTTCAAAATGTCATTATTATATTCTAGATTATGTTATTGATATCAATCAATTTAGTATAAAATTGAGAAGTAGTTTGATTTAAAAAATATTTATTAGAATAAATCTAACATCAAATATAATTCTTAATTCAATAAAATAAATTTTAACAATCTTTATACTTGTTGTAATACTCGTTTAATTTAATTACTTTATTAATTACCTTATACTTTATTAAACCATATTTACCTACAAGTAATTCAATAATTTTTTCGTTTTCTGGTTTTTTAATTTTAAGTTGGGCTTTTTCGACTGGATTATGATTTGCATTCATAAAATATTTTTTGGCATCATTATAATCGAATTTTTCTGGAATAATGTATCCAGATGATTTTAATTCTGCCAATGTAGATTCTATGTTTTTATGTTTTTTATATGTATCAAACATTATATTAAATTTAACATCATTTAAGTTGGGACAATAATCACAACCAAACAATATACATAATTCAATAAATTGTTCGTAGGTAAAATCTAATTTTTTGAGTACTTCTTCTAATTCTATTTCAAGTGGTATTTTTTTACTGGATGTCAGATTACGAATTATTTTTGGAGAACCAAAAGTTAAAATATCCATATCCTCAGTTAAAACAGCATAGACTAAATTTTCTTTGCACAAATAAGATAATTGTGAATCAGCTTCTTCAGGTGCATCAATATATGGTATTCCCATAATATTTAATAATTCTCTACATTGATCCATTTGTTCTTTTGAAATCCAAACACTCCGTTTTAAATATTTAATTTTATCTTCTTCATTTTGTGCATCAGATAACTTTTCCAGAGCTTTCTTCCTAATTTGTTTTCTAGCATCCAATATTTTTTGCTTTAACTGTGGAGGTTTACCATCAAACACATAAACAGGAATTATTCCTTTTTCTAAGAAAGATAATGTTTTATTAAATAATCCTAGTATATGTGAGGTTATCTCACCCTTATCATTTGTTAAATCTGATCCTGAGTTTCTAATGGCGATAACAACTTGATACATTAAAATACTGATATCAATCGCTATCTTTTTACCATGGAAATCTTTAGGGTCTCTTTCATTTATGACCTCAGGATATTCAGATAAAAATTTTAATAAATTTTTAATGCCCATCACAGGTATTTATTATTAGATAAAATTAACTCTTTAATAGTAAACTTATCAATTTTTATTCTTTTAATCAAATTTAATTTATCCAAATCTTTTTTATCTAATTAAGCTAATATACTAGAAAAAAGGTGTAATTATAGAAATTAATTTAATAATTTTCTAAGACAATATATAATGATATTTGAAGTAGTTTTTCCTTTTGAATCAACTATTTATGGGGATTCATTCAAAGAGGCTATTAAAAATTTTATAAAATTAAACCATAATATTAATATTACTAAAATGATTATCAAAGATCAATCTAGACAAATTGAAGCTAATATTAATTATTATAAAGAAGATGGTCGTAATAAAGTTGGAATCAACATGTTCCCCGTAGGTTTACAATATCCTATTCCCATTGTTACAAACAACACATATATTCCACCTAAAATGACTGATGCTGCTGTAATATCTCCTTTAATGCCAATCAGTCCTTTACCTCTATCACCTGTATCATCTGTAGTTATGCCTTGGATCCCTACTGTCATCAATCTTCCTAATGTTTAATTAAGATAATACCTTTTATATTATCCATATCTATTATGATTGTTTTACCATCATTATAATAGTTATCTATTTGAGCTAAATATTCATTTCCATCTATTTGCTTAATATTTGTCAAATTAACTAATCTATTTGCTAAATATCCTGTCATATTATTTAAAACTTTTTCCCCTGAGAAATTTAAAAAGTGGAAACTTATTTGGGTTTTTTGACTTAAAACTTTATTAGAAAGCACTCCAGATTTTAATTTATTAACAATTGGGGTGTGGGGTGAATTTTTGTTGGGTTTAACACATACTGTTAACATATTAGAAGTATCACATTTGTTAACAGGCTCACAATTAATATGAATTGATTTAATCTTACAATCTAATATATTAGATTTAGTAATCCAATAAATTGGTTTATTTATTTCAAGACATCCCGATACCAAGTAACCTGACATTATTATTCCTAGATCACTATGTGGATATATGTTTAATATATTAAATTTAGTAGTTTTGTTATCATAATCGTGTGATTGTTTGATTCCAATTAAAAGATCAAAAAATATTTTTTTATCAATTAATTTTTTACAATTATAAATACTAGTAGAATCAAAAACATTTACTGTTTGATAAGGTATATTTAGGGTTTTAACTATAAATAGATCAAATTGATTAACTTTACCATCTGAATTAGTAAATAAAAGACAAATATTTGGTTTAGAACCTAATAATATTTTATATTTGGTTCTTTGATATTCTTTATATCCGGGTGCTTCCATAAAACTAAACTTATGGTTTGAATAATTTTTATAATGACAATTAAATGATGAAGTTTTCTTTGTCACCAATTCATGTTTGTGATTCATCAAATAAATTCTAGCATCATTATTATCAGTTTTATTTAATAAAATATTAGATAAAAATGTCGTTTTTCCAGTCCCGGTATCTCCCAACAAAACAACTCTTACTTCAGGAAATACATTATGTTTTTTTCTTATTGTAATTTTAAAATATGTTGTTTCTTGATAATTATTCTTTTCAAAATTTATTATTTCAGCTTTGTTACTATTTACAAGTTTAGTAAAATTAAATAAAGTTTCTTTCGTCTCATTTTTGGTCATATTGTATGGAGTTCCATTGTCATCAACTCCCAAATAATAAATAGCCTCATTATTACCTTCTGCTAATCTCCATTTCATTTGGGTGGATAATTGTTCAAATCGATTAGAATCAAGATTTATCAAATATCTTTTATATTCAACATTACCCTCCTCTACTTCAGGTGCTAACATTCTTCGTCTTTATTTGATATAGGTTTTAATCCTTTAATAGCTTTTTGTAAATCTTTGATAGAAGGAATTATTTTAAGTTTAATTTGAGGCGGTACTTCATTAGATTGAGATTGAGATTGAGATTGAGATTGGGATTGAGATTGAACTGTCATACCTGACATTGTTAATGATTTTAATGCTAACTCTTCTGGATTAACTATTTTAGGTGACATAAAAGGTGGTAAAGGTGGGGGTAGTGGTATTAAATTTTTCTTCGGAATTTCAGGATCAATAAAATTAATATTTAATTGATCTGGTGGTGCCAAATATTTAATTTGATAAATCTGTGAAGATAATCCTATTTTTGACTGCTTAGACCAAATCATGCTTAATTTAATAACCATATCTATTTGACCATTTATTTTAAAATCATTCAAAGTTACATTTTTGTTTTCAATATTAGATGAAATTTTAACATTGTCATTTATGTTTGCTTTTATAAAATTTAAAAAATGTTTCTTATTAATTAGACTAACCCATTCTTTTTTTACATTTTTTCTATTAAAACATTCCCCAATATCTTGTTCCAGTTTTTGAATAAACTCTACAAATTTATTTGTACCTTCCCAATTTGGATAAATTGGTATTGATAATTGGTTAAATTTATGGTTTGCCATAGAATAAATTAGCCTAAGAATTGGTAGTCTAATATAAATTTCTTTTGGAGTTTCTGATTGGTCATTTTGATAGTAAATATAATATTTTGCATTATCTTGGTCGATCTTAATCTTTCTCCCAATAATTAAATTATCAAAATTAAAATCATTAGTTTTAGAAGTAAAATCTATTAAATAGTAACTCATATATAATAACATCAAGAGTATATTTATTTATAAATCTTTAATCAATTTTTATTATTTTAAATTTAAATCTAAAACTAAATAATAATGGCTGGAGGAATTTTTCCAAACTATCCTTTCGAATTAAATGCTAAATGTGTAATATTTAGCATCATTATAATTGGTTTATTTTTTTATAAACCACCAGAAATGAATATTTACTGGAAATCATTCACTTCTTTTGTTTTATTTGTATTGGCATATGTATCTATGTCTTGGTATGATTATAAATTTGATTGTCAAAAATTGGCTTTGAAAAAAAGTGCAAGTTCATTAGGCATTACAGGACTCTTTAAACCACCGGCTCATACACCTAGTCAAACCGACAAAAGTAAAATGACTCCAGAAGAAAAAGATTTAGATTGGGCATTAATTAATGTCTATCATTTGTTGATATTAGCACCATTATTTTTATATGTGGGTATAAATAAAAATGAATCTAATCAAGTTTCCATAATATTGTTAATTGTTAATTTTGCTTTTGCAATTTTATATCACGGTGTTAGAGTTTTTACAAAATTTAATTTCATATCATGGGCTCATATTTTAGTAAGTGTTGGTGGTATTTATTTATCTACTCAAGATAAAAAACCTGATTGGTTCTTCAATACTTTGATTGGTTTGGGTATTTATGCAGGATTAAAACATGGAATGTATCTTACTCAAACTTTTCATTAAATTAAATAAATCTATTTTTCTACTTGACTAAATAATTGGTTAACTAGTTCAATAGCTTTTGTAAATTCTTTATGATTATCAACTAAATCAGAATAATAATAACTAATCATTTCTTTACTCTCTTTTATTTTATAATTTAATACAATTACTAATTTATCATTAGATTGATTTTTTTCAAATAATTCAGAATAAATTTTTAATTTTATCATTTCAATTTTAATAATAATATAGTGGATGAGCTTATCATTTGGTGCTTTTGCCAAATATTCTCTTATGAATTCATCTAATAGCTCAACAATAGTTCCAATGTGTGGAATAATTAAATTATTAAAATTATCGACTATCAATTGATTCAGTTCCAAATTACCTTCTAAATCTAAATACTGAAGTTTGTTATATTCTTGATAATAATCATGTAGTCGCTGTTTTATTTCTTCCATTAAAATAATAAAATTAATTATTAATTCAAATAATATTCAATTTTATGGTTTGGTCAAAAGGGGACGATTATTAAATAGAAATTTAAAATGTATACTAGTTCAAATCAAAAGATGGATACTAATATTTACTGATTAAGCAAGCTCATCAGTTTCTGTAAAAATAAATTTAAGAAACTTACGCTCACCGTGTGTTACCTTAGTAACTTCGTGTTCAACTCCATTTGCCTTTAAAATAATAATAGAGTTAGGTTCAGCTTTTATCTTTCTTCCTTCAATATCTGTAAATGAATCGGTTGAATTTGATAGAGTTAAAACACATTCATATTGAGGTAATTTATATATTTGAACATCTCGATGTTTTTTCATAAAACTTCCTTCAACATATTTTCTATATTCTATTGGGAAATTATTTGCTAAATAAATAGAACTATTATGAGTTAAATGTCTTATTTTATTTTCATATTTTTTTATTAATTGAATTATAACAGGTGAATCCAATACAAAATTATATCTTTTTACATTTTTACTGTTTTGCCACGATTTTTCTAACTTTTGGTCATATTTTTTTAATTCTTCTAATAATATTTTATAGTCTGTTCTATCCATAAAATCTTGTTTATAAACATATCCAAATACATCTTTATTAATTTTTTTGGATCCATAATCTATAAATTCATCCAATGGACTTTTGCCATATTGATGACTGTATAGGACTAGAATTATAACTAATATTAAAAAAATAAATTTAATTGTTTTTTCCATTATCAATATGGAGAAATGATTATTTGATTAAATATTAAATAAAAATTGAACAATATAGGTTAAACAGATGATTTCATTACATGGTAATAATCTAATGTATAAAAGAATATGCTTTTTATATACTGAAACTACAGGTCTTCACCAAGTGAATGAAAGTGTTAGTAAGAAGAAACTTTTTGGATTTGCTCGAATGGTAACTCTAAATTATGAAATTGGTTATGTTAAAGACAAAGAATTCATTCAAGAAAAAATGGTCAAACAAATAGTAAAACCTAGATGCATGTTTATACCAAAAGAAACTGTTGAATTTCATGGAATAACTCAAGAAATTGCTAATCAAAAAGGTGTAGATCCCGAAGTTGTTATTTCCCAGTTAAAAGATGAATTAAAAACTGTGGATATTATTGTTAGTCATAATGTGGATTTTCATTTGAGAACTATTCTAGCTGAAGCAGTTAGATATAATATCAATTTAGATTTTAGTAAGTTTTTAATTATTGATACTATTAATTTTTCACATGATTATGGATTTGTCAAGTTAAAAGAATTAGCTGGGAAAGTTGGTATTAAAAATATACCAACTACTAATGAATCAAATGTTGAATTAATAAGGGACGTATTTTTTAAACTATATACTAAATTCAAAAAATCAATCGAAGCTAAATAAATATTAAACATCTATATTTTTTTTACCAAATGGTAAAATATCGGGTCTTGGACTTTCGCTATCAGAATCATCTGTTGTATCTGTTTCTGAGTCTGAATTATTATCATATTCTAATTTTTTATCTTCATTTGGATCTTCTAATATAGATTTCATAAATTCTTCATCACTATCAACATAATCTTGATCGCCGCACCATGTTTTTTGAATTTATTTTGGTAAAAAATAGAGGATAAAATAGTATTGTCACTATGGAGAAGATAAATTATTATAAACATAAGTGTCTATTAAAAACACCATATAATAGTTCAAATTTATTTTTTGTTTGATTTTTGTCTCAGGTTCAGAATCTTCAGTAATATTGTAAAACATTTAATGAATCAAAAGAATATCAATTATTAAAAGGATATATGAATGGGGACAAATGTTGCCAATGACAAAATAATGGAGTATATTAAATAATTTTTAACTTTCAATCAAATTTATTTTATCTAATTGTTAACTAATTAAAAGAATTTATCACCTGCAGTTCTTTTGTCTTTACCCATTTCTGATTCTTTGTCAAACATAATAAATGTTCCGTCATCTTTAGAAATAGGTTTGGTAAAACTTGTTCTATCTATCCATTTATATTCAAAAGGTTCGCGACAAGTTTTTTTCGACCAAGTCATTTTATATTTATCACAATATTCTTTGTCAACAAAGTCTATACATTCTTTATTAACATTTCTACATGAACCCAATTTATTTGTTTTCTCATTACAACTTGTATTTGACCACCCATTTAATCCATCAATAAATAATTGAGAATTATTATCCAATCTATTTGACTTTATATTACATTGTTCATTTTCCAATTTTCTAAATTTATATTTAAAAGTTCCCTGAAACATTTGTGAAGAATCTGGCATATATTTATTTTGTACCAGACAACATTTTATTTGACTTTTAGGTTGATATTCTAGCTCATTATAATAAACTGGATTAGTTTTATCAAATGCTGATTTATAAGGGGATTCAAATTCAGTATATTCATTAGCTGATCCTAAATCTAATCCCATTCCTAAATCAAACTTTTCTATAGGTTTGGAATTTTTAAAATTAAATACATAATATGCTATAAATAATATTGAAATAAATAGGATAAGAAATCTATTCATATTATATTTAAAAAGAAATTAAATTTATAATTAAATGGCAACTAAAGAACAATCTATTGTATTTACAGTAAGCGAATTATCAGACTTTGTCAAGTCTATTATGCCCAATAAAAAAATTAGGGTAGTTGGAGAAGTATCACAACCGACTACTAGAGGTGGTCATATGTACTTTAGTTGAAGGACAAAAACTAACAGTTGATGCTAAATTAGATTTTTACGGCGGTAATGGTAGTGTTAATCTAATTGTAGAAAAATTAGTTAATAATGAAGGCTCCGGTGAATTATTTAAAAAATATGAAAAAATTAAACAAGATTTTACAGCTAAAGGTTATTTTGAAAAATCAAGAAAAAGAAAATTACCTTCTGTTTTAAAAGATATTTTAGTTATTACTAGTGAAAATGGTGCGGCTTTACAAGACTTTAAAATAAATTTGGAAAATAATAAATCAAATATTAACTGGGACATTGAAAATGTTATGGTTCAGGGTTCAGACTGTCCTAAAAATATTTGTGATTTACTTGACAAATTGAAAAAGTCTCAAAATTATTATGACCTAGTTGTTATAACTAGAGGTGGTGGTAGTTTTGAAGATTTATTTGGATTTTCTCAACCAGAATTAATTGAGTCAGTTTATAATTTCCATTTACCTGTACTCAGTGCAATTGGACATCAAGTTGATAATCCTTTGTTAGATTTAATTGCGGATATTAGTGCACCCACACCATCACTTGCTGCTCAATTTATTGTTGATTACAATAAAAGTTATTTGAGTAAATTAGAAGAAGTAAAAGATGATGTTAAATCTGAATTATTAGATAAATTAACAGAACATCAAGGACTGTTATCTAAATTAAATGATAAAATTTATCGAATGTTTAATTCACTAAATTTGCTAAAAAATGACTGTCAAAATATGATTAGACAAGAAGTTGGGTCTCTACTAATTAAATTATCCGTTTTAGAATCAAAAGTTACATTAAATACTACCCAAACTATTAACTTATTCTACAAAAATACTAAAATTACAAATCCAGATGATTTGGAACAATATATTAATTCAATCCTAAAATTAAGATGGGGTGACAGGGAATTTAAGGTAAAGATTATTGAATAAATATAACAGATGCACAATAACAGGTACCCAATAAAAACTGAAAATTTATTTAAAAGGAAATTAGGTTGTTTTATATAATGTCGGAAATATATAAAACACTTGAGAAAGAAGTAGAACAATTAGAATCTATTGAGAACTGGAGTGAGAGAGTAAATAAAATGAAAGAAATTAAAGACAAAATAACATCTGAACAACAAAAATTAAATGAATTGGTTAATATGGTTCTTAAAGATGAAATTAAACAAGATAGTGACAAAAAGAAAAAAAAATCAGATAAAACTGATTTAGAATCTTTAGTTAATAGTTTTAAAAATGCAGAAAATTTGGATGATAAAATTAAATATTATCATTTGATTAATTCTCATGTTACAGAAGTAGAAAAACAATTGTTTGGTTAATTATTTTATTATTTAGTAATCTCATACCTTAATAATATAAGCTAGTACATAGAATGGAGGCATGTTATTGTGAGGTTGATTACCACCAGTTGGATCTGATGTAACCTTAAAGCTGCCACAACAATCGGGTTTAGCAGAACCTTCGGTAGGACCACCTTTGTGATGAAAGTTTGCATGGTAAGCATTGTGAGTATGTGTATGAGCGGGCATTTGAGCAATTGATAAAGTTACATTTTCTTCACCACCAACTTGTTTGCTTACTCTAGCTGTTAATCCAGTACCTTGGCCAGCACTTAATATAAATCTGCCTCTTAAATCAGGAGTATTATTTTGACCATCACACATAGCCCATCCTTCAGGAACTTTATCACCAGACCAAGCTACTACCATACCTTTAACAACTAAGGTACTTGAATCCCAATGAATATGATTCTTAAAATCATATTTGCCTTCGGGGTTAGCAGGTGCATATAAATAAATAGACCCGCCTTGATTATCATGATTAGATGATAAATATAAACCAGATCCACCTTGTTTATTTATTAATGTAATCTTACCGTCTGATTTATCTTTTTCACCAATTATAACATCACCTTTGGATACTATTGTACCAGTTACAGTTAAGTTACCGGGAATTGTCAAACCTTCTTTTTGAAGCTTATTAGCAACTTCTGATAAATTTCTAATAGCTTCAACATCCGCATTATATAACTGTTTAACTGCTTCCTTAATTTGAGAATTGGGGTCAGTATCAGCCATATTTTCTTTGAGGCAATCTACTTTGTAGTATAAATGAAATACAAAAATACAAACAATACATAAAATTGCTAAATTAAATTTTCCTCCCAATATATCGTCTAATAAACTTTGAGTCATTATTATAATAAAATTTAGAAAAAAAAATCAGATAAAACTGATTTAGAATCTTTAGTTAATAGTTTTAAAAATGCAGAAAATTTGGATGATAAAATTAAATATTATCATTT